ACCTGAAACGAAATTTTGGCAAGCCGCAAATCAAGCGAATCAATGACGAGCTGCGAAAGCAGATGGAACGACGAATTAAACTCAACATTCTGCGGGCTGAAGGGCTCGTGTCGAAATAGGAACTAAACATGAGCGGACTTTTGAGACGTCGTCGCGTATTTGCTGCCAAAGTCGAAACGACTGTCGGAACAGCAGAATCATTGACAGCAGCCGAAGCCGCATTCAACGCGGAAGAATTCACCATTCAGCCGAATATCGCTGTCACGCGGCGACAGGGGCAAGGTGGATTCAATTATCTGCCGGGTATTCCAGAAGGAATGCAGGGCACATGCACGGTTCGTTTCGGCATGTCGTACAACGGCACGACTCTGCCTTCATGGGCATCTGTGCTGTTGCCTGCGTGCGGCTGGGTCGCGACAGGGCTCGTGCTGTCTCCGGTGACGCAAGGCCCTGGCGGCGCGGCTGGAGTAAAAACACTTACGATCGGCGAATACAAGGACGGAAAGTTGTCAGTGTTGTCCGGCGCAATGGGCACATGGAAAATTATCGCGGAAACCGGCAAGCAAGCGATGATCGAATTCACGTTCACGGGCAAGTATTCAACTAACGAAACGGACATCGCGATTCTTGCCCCAACGTATCCAACAGTTCTTCCGTTGCGTGTGGCTCAAGGTGCGTTGACGTGGAACTCTGTGGCACTCTGCACGGCATCAGTTGAGATCGATTCCGGCAACACGGTGACGATGCGAGAGTGCGTCAATGCGAGTGATCGCAGCGGCTACATTTCCGCGATTGTCACAGATCGGGCTCCGGTCATCACGGCGAATCCCGAATCTGCATTGGTAGCCACACAGGACCGTGACGCTCTGTGGCTGACAAGTTCCGCGCAGGCGTTTTCGATGCAGATTGGAGCAACTGGAAATTCAATCACGATTGCAGCCCCCAAAGCTCAACTTGAGAACAAGCAGCAGGGCGACCGCAACGGAATCATGTCGGACGATTTGACTTGGCTGTGTACTGCGGGCAGTTCCGCAGATACTGAACTCACTATCACTTTTGATTGATTTATATGCCTCGAAGTCTTGACCCTTCATCGAAGCTCACGATGGTTCTCGCCTGCGACGTCGACAAGACTCCGCAGCCGAAGATTTTTGCGAAAACGCCGACTCTCAACCAGCAGCGAAAGTTGGTCGCATTGTTGCAAGGCTTGGGCGGTGGTGACATCGCGGCGAGCATGGACGCACTGCTTGATGCGGCGGCCATGTGTCTTACTGGCTGGGAGAATATCCCCGTCGAATTCAGCCGCGAAACAATTGGCGATGTTTTGACGCTTGATGAGTTGATTGAAGTGTTCACGTTTTTGGCTGCATCAACGGCAGCAACCCCAGACGATAAAAAAAAATCAGAGTCGCAGCCCTCGTGCGATGTGGTGAACTCTGCAAGTCCTGCGTCGGTCGTTGTCGCGACATTGTAACGCCGGAGCAACCTGCAGAAATCGAGTGTCCGGAATGTGGCGGTGAAGGATGCAAGAATTGTAAGGATGGATGGTTCGAGGTTGGTCAATGTCCCATGAAATTCATTGGGCCGGAACTCAACAGTGATATTCAGATTCTGACAGCGAGTGAGCATCATTTGCCAGTGACTGGCGGAATCCTCGATCAGTCGGCGTGGTGGTTTGAACTGAGAAGCATTCTCCGAAGCGAAGAATACCGAATCGAGAGCGAACGAGACAAAAGGCGGAACCTGTGAGCAACGGCATTGATTTTGTCATCGGCGGAAAAGACCAGGCAAAGCCTGCGATGTCCGCTGTGGAAAAATCGCTTCAGCGTCTTGAGCAAAAGACGGAATCCGTAGGTAAGTCTACGCAACGACTGGCAGCCGTTACCGGAACACTGACAACCGTCTATGTCGCGGTCAAAGCAGCATTGGCGGCATTGGGTGGTCTGAATCGAATCAACGCGGCCTATGATGCACAAACAGAGTCAGTGAAGAAACTGAACTCCGCTCTGCAGATTCGCGGAGACGCAGATGCGACGTCAAAAATGCAGGATGTCGCCAAGTCCATCGAGAAGATGACTGGCGTATCCGACAATGCAGCCCTTGCGTTAATGCAGCAAGCGTCGGGAATGGGATTCGCTACGGGCAAGATGGACGATGCAGCCAAGGCCGCTATTGGACTTGGCGCGGCAATGGGCAAAGACGCGGCGTCTGCTATGGGCGATCTGAAATCAGCCCTTGAAGGCAACTTTGACGCATTTGCGGCGGTCAATCCGCAGATCATGTACATGCGGACGAATCAGGAACGACTCGCGGCCGTTATGGCAATCGCCAATCAGGGACTGGCACAGCAAGCGGCGGACATGACGACGGTCGCGGGTTCAGGTCGTCGCGCTGACTCTGCAATGTCAACGCTGATGGAATCAATCGGGAAAATCATTGCCCCAATTCGCGTGCTGATCAATGCAGGGCTCCAGCAGCTGGCGACGTCGCTGGATTCGCTGCTCGTGCCGGCCGTTCAGTTTGCCACGAAGATTTTGGAAAACATCGGCCCCGTGATGGAGTGGGTGAAAGAAAAGGTCGTTGCGGCCATCAATGTGATCGTCGGTGCGTTCACGTTTATGGAGGTTATCGTCACGAATCTGCGCAGCGTTTGGGAGATTGCAAAAGCGGCGACTGAACTGGCAATGATCACCATTTCCGAGGTCGTCATGCACGCATTCACGCAGACCATTCCGGCTTATGTCGTGTGGTTCGGTGAAAACTTCATCAACCTGATACGCGACGCATTTAACGGCGTCATCACGATTATAACGAACGCTGGGCGAATCATTGGCGAAACGGTTTACCAGATTTTTGCATTCATAGCCTCGGGCGGTGAAGGCGGAATTGAAGGACTGATGGCAGGGCTCGGAGAAGCGGCAAGCATTAGCTTGCTTGATGGCTTTCAATCGCAACTGACATCACTTCCGGAGATTGCAGCCCGCCAGTTGACGGAACGCGAAAAGGATCTTGCTGAAAAGATTGGGGCAGTTGGCGGGCGTCTCGGTGAAGAGTTTTCGAACAAAATGCGTGACAGAATGCTGGGCGTCGGCTCAACACTGTCCACTGAAGTGCAAAACGCGGCAAGCAGCATCGATTTGAAGATGAGGCCGTCAGTGTTGACTCAAGGAACTGCAGTCACAGAGGGGCGATTGCTCACACGCGGTCCGGGAATGCGGCTACCCGATCAAATGCAGGAAATCATTCGACTGCTTAAAGATCCGCCACCACCGAAACCGCCAAAGGCAAAAATTCTCGTTCAGTTGGATCGAGATCAGATGAAGGTGTGGGACGACGTACGTCAGAACACGTCAAACACGATGCAGATGGAGGCAATCGTCTAATGGCGGTCATCGACGCGACAAAGATGTGGAGCCGGGAGGGCGGAAGCGGCACGTCCGAAAAGTATGACGCATTCCCGACGACATACAGCCATTCCGAAGCGTATTTCGTCACACACGCCGTGGACGATAATGCCGAAACGATCAAGGAAACCGCGTTGCTTCCGGCGTACGGATCACGGCACGTTTCGGGTGTCGATTCGTTTTTGAAAACTAAAACAACTGAGTCGGTGGGGCCGATTTCGTCAATCGTCACTCTGCAATACGAGGGCAAGCGATTTGACGCAACGGTTGAAATCGAGTGGTCAGATTCCACGTCGACAGAACCGATCGACCGCGATTATAGTGGAACGGCAATCGTCACGGCTTGCAACGAGCAGGTCGAAGGACTGACGATGGAAATCTCAGACCCTGTCGCCGTTATTCGCAGAAAGTTTTTCACGTTCAATGCGTATGCGCTCGCGGCGTATCGGCACGCGACAAACTCAGACACATTTTTGGGATGGCCACCCGGCACGGCACGCATCGTTGGCTATTCCGCCAAGAATCAATTTAAGTACGGTTTGCCATTGGAGCAATGGGACGTGACCGCACGAATTCAGTTCCGCTTACCGTTGATGGGGGCGACATCAGCTCAGGCGTGGTACAAGCGTTGGAGGCACGAAGGGCTTCTGATTAACGGTTCGGCAACTCCCGACACTACGGTGGTGCCGGTGCGGGCGAGAGACCTGAACGGGCAAGAAGTAACAAAGCCGGTCCTGCTAAAACTGAACGGAACGCAGGAATTGGACCCGGACGCAGCCGTCTGGAAGTACACGCAGATCTACAACTCGCTTCCTTACGCATCACTGGGGCTCCTGTAATGGCCAATTCATTCAAGTTCACTTCGCAACTTCAATTCGCTCGTGACAGCGTTGTGGTCGATAATCCGCCGATGAAAGTGGTTGAAAAGACTACGACGTCCGAACTGAAAACGCAGAACGTTCAAGTCGTTGGAACGACGCACGAGGTCATTGCGGCCGGTGATGTGACAGATAGTGCAGCCTGTCGAATCGAGAATCTACACGCCACGGCAATCATTTCGGTCGGCGGTGACGCGGCGGGATCATTTGTCAAATGGTTCGACGTTCCTCCCGGTGAAGTGGCGTATCTTCCGCGAGTCGGAACGCTGGCGACCACGTATCTTGATTCAGACACGGCATCAACTCCGGTTCAGGTCACGCTGATCAAGGTGGCGGCATAATGGAGCCAATCGGCGTTCTGTCCGTGGAAAAAATGCGAGACATGTACCAGTGGTACCTGTCGCAGAAGCAGCTCCCCGCGCAGCAAACGCAGCACTTTCCAAACCGCCGAACGCTCGATGAGCCCTCTCCGCATCGTGTTTTTGTCTACAACACTGGCAGCGAGGTCATTCCGGCCTATGCGTGTATGAGAGTTACGGGCACGCGGAACATTAACAACGTGACTGCCATCGACGTCGAAAAGCCGACGGCGACAGATGGCGAGTTTCTTTTCAATTCGCAGTTTCCGATTGCTGTCCCGTCGTCGACAGAAACTGGCGTTGGCTGGGCATTTCGGTTCGGCGTTGTCATCATGACCGGGGCAGATCCGAGCGAACCCGGAATTGAGTATTTGCCGATTGTTGGGTCATGGGAAGTCGAGGAAGGCTCGGGGCCGTTTGTTGTTTACGGGCATCATCGAGCGAATGAGGAATCGGATGACCGGGCGTTGATTGGGAGGTTTGCGGGCGGCGGATCCGGCAAGTCCTGCAACACCGTAAGGTTTCAAGTGCTCGTTGCAGACCCGCTGACTCGCACAGCTTTGTGCGTGATTACGGCACGTCCATATGGCTGCGGAGTCAACGACATTCCCGGAACGTTGGTTTCTGGACAGGCAATCGAAGTCTGCGATCCAGGCGGATGCTTTTTCAACGAAACGAATCCTCCGTTGGTCGGTCGCGAAGGGTGGGCGAGCTACATGATGCCCGTGCAGGGTTCCACGTGGTGCCAACAAAACCCGTACTATGGAATGCTTCCAGAGTGGGAAGTGTTCTCCCTATGCTGCGCAACTGATGCTTGTTTGTTGTAGGACTTTTTAATGGCCGCTAAAGGATCAACGTCCGGTTCATGTTGCTGCACTTCATGTGAGACGATGCCGTTCACAGCAGCACAATCCGAGACTCCTGTTTTCGCACCGGATCAAAGAATATCCTTTAAAGGCCATCCGGTTGATTACGTTCAGGGGTTCTGTTGTACGTGCCTTCCGACTCACGTCTGCGTTTCGGTGGAATGTATTGCGACTGGCGAGATCACAACCAAGCATCTTTTCATTGAGTGCAACACGCTTGGATCGTCGGTCAACGGAGTGGCTCGCGTATATCGTGGAAACATCGCGATTGCTGGCGTGTTTTATCTGGCAGAGATTACGCTTGAAGTTTCAAACGATCTGAAGTGCTATGTCTGTTTGGAGATCCCTTCCGCCGGGTTCGAAAAGCAATGCTTAGAACTTACTCAAGCACACTTCGCTATGCCGCTAATGTGGTGCAAGTCGCTGACTTATTCCATCGACCAATACGGACTGAGGAATCCCACGAAGTTTACAGGGCAAACTTCAACTTACGGTTGTCCGGTGATCGCAGTGAGCCTCAGTGTTCCATCGCTGCAAGCAATTACAGGACGGGCCAGCGAATGGATCGACTACTACGGAACGATCGGGCCAGAGTACGAAGCAGGCAAGCGGATACCAGATGACAATTCGATCGACAATAGGTGTGCTGGATGCGGCTGCATTGCCAATGCCGCATGTCTTACAATCTTTCGAACAAAAGACGGCACGAGTGATTCATATCCTTTGACGCTTGGTTGTCCAAACTGTTCCGTTCCTTGTCCAACTGGCCACATTTATTCGTCGATCCTTGGCGACTACGGGCCACTGGTAGCCATCGAGAAAGATCCAAGTTGTTTACCGGGAGACCCTGAGTGCCCGTGCGTTCTGATGCTGCGGCAGTTGAGCAACACGCAAACATTTGGCGAGACGTTGCCCAGTCCCGTAATCTCCAAAGGGCTGAATGAGGGTGAGTGCCCTTTCCCAAAGCACAGATGGGAACTGACAGATGAACTTGGCAACGTCACGCTGGTGGATTTCAGAACGGAGTCATGTGTCTCTGAGCCATGTAGCATCAATCCTGCTGGCTGCTGCGTTGGCATCGACATGCCGAACGTGATCCATTGCACGATCTCACGGCAAGGCGAGTATCCGTCCGACAGTTGTGAGTGCCTGCCGGTAACGATTCCCATGCTGTTCGACGGGGCTGGAATTAACCCTGCATGGACGGGCAGATATGCGACTCAGCCGGGAAACGGTTCATGGTGCAACGATCCGGACCGTGACTTCAAAGTTCGTATATATTGTGCTGGAAACACTTGGGCATTTCAGTACGGAGCTGGGAGCAACTATCAGGAGTCACCATGCTCTGGATCTGTTATGGCTCCGGCGTCTGGGTTTGCCTGCCGTCCAGTGTTCTTTCAGTTTGTTACGAACGGGGCTTGTTGCGGCCCCAGTGCAATTCCTGATGGAATGGGTGGCTTCATAATTCCGGTGCAAACGCTGACTTTTACAATCACAGAGTGAATCGTGGGAAACCCTCACTGCCAATGTCCGGCCAGTGGTTTCTGCCATCGGCACAAAATGCAAAAGGATGCTGCTTTTTTTGCGGCGTGTCAGGGGAACGCACCGACCACCGATGGCGGGAAAAAACTTTGGATGGCATGGGAACGTGGTATGCTTGGCGCGACACGACCGGACAGCCCAGTAGACAGCCCCGAACCATTTCGTCGTGAAGTTCCGAGTCCGAGGAGTGTCGATCCTTCTCCGGCAACGCTTGTAGTAAAGACAGAAGAACATCAGGCTTTGCTTGACAACTACAGGAGAGCATATTCGTACCCTCCGATTGAGTGTGCTGATCTCAGTAATGCTGTTCGTCATCTTACGTTTCATGTTTGGCCGGTCGCTGGTTTTGGCGCATGGCAGTGGAACTGTGACAGGCTTATGGAGCACGCTGACCTGTTCAACGGGCGGAGGATCGTCGCAATCGCAACCAGCAAAGAAACGGATTCAGCGGACAGCGTTAAAGACTACCTTCAAGATTTCACAGACGAGTTTATCGTAATCAAAAACGACAACCGATTGCGTGAGGTGGCGACGTGGGTTCCAATGCTTAAAAAGCTGGAGGAGTACAGGTCAGAGTCGGACGTCACTTTTTCTTGTCACGCTAAAAGCGTCCGTCATAGAATTGTTCCGGGAGTCGAAGGTTCAACATTATTTGACTGGACATCGGCAATGTACGAAACCTGCCTTCAGTGGGGGGCAGTGCTTCCTTTGCTGGAAGAGTTTGCAACGGTCGGTTCATTCCGTCGTCTACAATCGCACATGACGGGACGTGGAGGATTTGGGCCTTGGCATTACAGCGGTTCGTTTTACTGGTGGAGAAACCGAGACGCATTCCGCCGAAACTGGAGGTACACTCCGAATCAGTTTTTCGGAACTGAAGCATGGCCAGGAATCATGTTTGAAGCACACGAATCAGGCGTGCTGTTCAGCGACAAGACTGGCGATCTGTACGACAAGTCTTATTTCGATTCTGAGATCAGGCCAGCACTGGATCTGTGGAAGATGAAACACATGAGGATGGAGGTGGAACGTGCCTAACCCTAATTGCGTTTGTGAGATGGCTGGGTTTTGCCAGCGACACAAGATCGAGAAGTCAGACCACATGCACCAGATGTGCCGAGGCGTTGCTCCAACAGTTGATTGTGGTCGCAAATACTGGATCGCGTGGGAGCAGGGAATGCTTGGGGCAACACAGCCAGAAGACCCGGTTATCAACCCTGATCATTTTTGCGTTGGAGTATACACGCCGCCGCTTCAAACGACTGCGACAACGCCTGCACCGAGAGGCTTTGGTGATGTCATTGCTTCGGCTCTGTCTGCAGTAGGTATTACGGAAGAGCGAGTGTCGGCGTGGGTCGGTGGCGAGTGTCAATGTGCAGCACGGAAAGCAAAGCTGAATCGGCTTGGAGCATGGGCGGCCTCATTTCTAAAAGGCACGCCGACTGAGGAGATCACTGCAATGATTAACGGAACGGACAGAAAAAATGAAACTTGAAATCGGCGGCGGAACTACGTTTGCCAGAGGCGACAATTGGGTAAACATGGACAGGGTTCCGACAGCAGATATCGTCTGCGATCTCGACAACACGCCCTGGCCATTAGCCGATGACAGCGTTGATCAGATATACACAAGCCATTGTATTGAGCATGTCAAATGCCCGATCTCATTCCTGAAAGAATGTACGCGGATTGGAAAAATCGGATGCAATGTTGAGATCCGATGTCCGAGTCCCTATTCCGATCTGGCGATGGTTGCTGGTCATGTGTCGGTGTTCAGTCCGCAGGCAGCAAGGAATATGGATCATCATTTCCCACATCTGTTTTGGTTTGATCAGAAACGACCAAAACTGCTGCACTGGAGATTCCTGCCAAACGAAAGACTGGATGAGGCGAAGCAGGAATTGCCCTTTCTTAAGGGCCTATCCGATCACCTGATCATGAAATACATCCCCGGTTGCGCTCACGAAACGGTTTTTCAATACGTTATTCAGGCGAATGAACATGTCAGTTGAAATCATCACTAATGCAATTCCACGATCTCTCGTGCTCGCTGCTGAAGCCGCATGGCCGTCACCCGACTGGCAATACTGGCACAGATACAACGGGGCGACAGCAAACAAGTACGGCAGCATGGATCGCAGCCGAATTCCTCCAGCCTGCATTGCGGCTCTTGATGCGTTGGCGTTGGCGGTCGCAGATCAAATCGGGGATTCGTTTATTGATTACGATCTGCACGCGGCTGGAATGCACATGATGCCTCCGGGTGGATTCCTCGGAAGACATCTTGACGCTGAGTGTCACCCGATCAGGCCGTGGAAAAGAACGCACTCAATTGTGATGAGCGTAAACTCTGCATGGGGCGAGTTGTGCGGCGGCGAATTGGTTATTGAGCCAGACACAATCATCGGCGTTGAGCCAGGCAGAGCAGTAATTTTTGAGACAGCAGGCACTTGGCATCAGGTAAATCAAGTCAACACCGATGTGAGCAGACTCTATCGCAAAACGCTGGCACTTTTTGCGTGGCAGATTGACCACAATTGCGACGGCGGTACATCTGCAAATTTTCAGAAATCATAGTTACGGCCCCGGCGTCATGAACCGGAGAAACGCAGTCTGGGAACAGCCATCTTGATCGGGGTGGCTGTCTGCGTTTCTGCACTTGATTCTGGCGCGACGGGTGCTATCATAGAATCAACGTCACACGGTCAGGTGTGATATGTCAGTAAGTTTTCCGGGCTGTAAACCCGGACTGCCTAAGCCCGCCGCAAGTCTGACCGCTTGCGTGCGGGTTTTGCATTTGGAGATTTGCATGTTTACCACAGATAGCAGGACAGAGAATTTTCTGACTGCAATGGGAATTAAGTACGAGTATTGCAACGGGTTACGGCTGCCTGATGACTTCGCAAAAGGATGGAACACCGAGAACATTGGCAGGCCGGTTGCGGTGAGAGAAGATGCTGTTTTGGAATATGCAGCGTTGATGGAAGCGGGATCGGCTGCACCGGCACCGATTCTATGCAAGACGGAAGACGGGCTGCGGGTTTTGGATGGAGTTCAGCGATTGTCAGCGGCGGAACTGCAGCAGACAACCAGAATTTCTGCCTATGTCGTTTCGACCGACAATGAGGATTCACTGGCTTCCATTCGTGTTCTTGCAAACGCACGAATGCAGGGCAGGGCAGAACCGGCAGAATGGACGCGACGACGGGCAGTTGAAGTGCTTGTCGTCGGCAGGGGAATGAGTGCGGCAGAAGTCGCCAAAATGGGCGGATGGAAAACAGCGGATGTCAAACGCATTGCGGACGCAATTGAATTGCAGTCAAGAATTTGCCACATCGGAGGGCCGGAACTGTCCGACGCAATGCTGGCAGAGTTGCGACCGTTTATTGAAAAGGGGCCAGTCCTTGAGCAGGCATCGCAGCCGGTGACAGGGTTTCTGCAGACTCTGAAGCAGTCGCGAATGTCGGCTACGGACGCAACGCCTTACATTGAATCATTTTTTGGATCTCTGCCAAAGTCTGCAAACCCGCACAAGGTCTACGCAGACCGGCTGGAGGAATTGCACGAAGACCCGGAAATTCGCTCACGGATTACAGGCAGGCAGTGTGCAGAGCTGCCGAAGGATGTCGTGCTGCTTCGAACGCTGAAGACAGCAGAAACTGTGATTGACCACATTTTGACGCATGGCGAGCGAGTGCCAAACGTCGATGAATTCTTTCGGCTGCTGAATCGACTGGAGACAAAACTGAAATCGATTGCACCAAACAAGGCGGCACAGACTGTTCGCGTTCCTGCTGATATGTGGAGTGACAAACGATGAGCGTTTCGCAAGTAAAAAAACGGTTTGCTGAAATGGAGTCATATCTCGGCAGGGACAAGGAAGCGTTGCGGCGTCTGAAGTTGTTGAAAGATGACGTGAACGTGCTAAGAACGTCGCTGGCGGCGGCAGAAGAAAAGGCAGTGGAAGCTGAGACAGTGAAGGAGGCTGCTAGGAAACGGGCAGATGAGGCTGAGGCTGAGGCTGAGGCAATGAGACTCGATAATCAGAAAATGCGGGATGTCCATAGATGTATGGAAGCGAAGCTTCGCAATGTGGAATTTCAGGCATTGCGGCAAGAGGCTGATGAGAGCGATATGGACGAATATGATGATACGGTGCCTACAGGTGATGGCGTTGAGGCAAAAAAACTAATGAAAGCATTGCGACGGCAATTGCCTCAATGCCCTCAATTGACAGCCAAGGAATCTGCTAGACATTGCCCGGCGTTTATTCGACAGGGATTCTCTAGGGGCTGGTCACACAGAGATATTTGGACCCTTGGCGCATCAGTTGCAATAATTGCAGCACACGAAGGCGGCGTAACTATCATTGATCCAATAGGCACGGACTTCGGAGGAAAGGACAAGAAAATAGGAGAGGGAATGGGAGGGGCTTTTATCCGGTGGTTTATGAAAAACTTTAAGGAGCGAGATCCCAGTTTGCCAAAGCCTAAGGTTTATTTCGGGAGTCGCGGTGCCCCAGCAGAATTGATTGAACCAGAAAGGTTAGAAGAACTCGCCACCGTTGGACCAGAACCCAGCAAATAGCCTTGACCGACTTCGTGGGTGTGGTAATGTGCGTTTGCTGTTCGGCGTGGAAACCGAGTAGCGACGATCAAATGGCAAAACGAATTGATTATTGGGCCGCATCTCCCTTACACTGATGCACCGCGATTTGATCGTCGCACAATCCACAATGACAGCCAGAGCAGCAATGCCCTGGCTGTCGGCGTTTGGTGAGTGCCTTTCCTGAGTCGTGCGATATGGGCGCGTTCGGCAATAAAAAGGTTTTGGGGCCGTCAAATCGGTCTGTGTCAGCCTTTAACGTGACACACAAAAGCGTGACGTTCCCGATGGTGCGTTGCAGTTTTGTCAAACATCCTTTACCAATCTGCAGAGAGTTCTTTCTGTGGGGGTAGGGGGCGTTTGGCATTCGTTCAGAAGCCCTCCGGTGTTTGCAGTCAGCTTTGGAACACGACCAACGGGAGTGGCGCGCATGAGACGATCATTCATACAAGACTATCTGGCAAACCCGATAAGGCCAAAGACGTACAGCACGCCAAAGAAGCAGAAGTTAAAGCCAGTCCAAAAACGTCAAAAACATCGCCGCGACGTAATCACGCGAGACATGACGTTTGAGCAGGGATTGAAGACGCTCGGGTTCAGCGACTATCGGGGGTACCTAAACAGCAAACTCTGGCGAAAGATTCGCGAGCAGGTGTTTTGCCTGAAAGGGCGAATCTGCTTTTTGTGCGGCAAATCAGCAGATCAGGTACACCACCGGAAGTATTTGGCAACATCGCTGAATGGTTCAAATCTGCAATGCCTTGAACCGTGCTGCACCAAGTGCCATCACATGATCGAGTTTGACATCGACGGAAAGAAGATTTCGTCAACTGAGGTCGAACGATATGTTCAGCAGCATTTGCAGCAAAACGAATTGGCCGAATGCGAGGTTTCTGCGGAGTTTCGCCAGATGTTTCGGCAACATTCTAAAAATCTTTCCCACAATCTCACAAAATGATATCACCAACCATTGACGCCTCTGCCGATAGTGATATCATGCCATCACCGAGACGCAAAACACTGGCAAGGAAAAGAACGATGATCACAACAGAACAGCTCAACGCAGTAGCCGCAATGATCGGAACGACTGACAAGAATCTGGTTTTTACAGCTTGCATTAAGACTCTGGTTGAAGCCGGAATGGACGTGAAGCTGGCTATGGAGTTCGTTCTGGGGAAAAACAATGTGGATTCCATGATTAACGACCTTTACGACGGACTGCGAGCACAGGCATGATTGGTGGAAAACGCGAAGGGGCTGACATCGCAGCCCCAACAATCCGAAACCTGCAAGCCCGCATCATTTACGCGCAGCACGACGGCAACCACGCCGAAGTCTTGCGGCTCAAGAAGGAACTGGAGTAACTGAAGTGACAAAGAAAATAAAAGGCAATCCCCAACTGCTGCTGCGTGTTCCGCCGGAACTGCAAAAGCCATTGGCGGATGAAGCGACAAAGACCGGCGAAAGTCGGCAGGGCGTGTTGTGGCGGATCGCGGCAAAGTATTTCAAGGGGCGGAAAGCGTGAGTGCTGTAACTGATTACAGTCGATTTGTTGAAAAAAAATCGCAGCAAGGAACTGGAAGTGGTTTCAGTCCGCTATTCATGCCCGAAACTGCGTTTGATTTTCAG